CACGGCCTTTCCAGACATATCAGGATCAGCAAGATTCTGAGGTAGTCCTGGGTTAGCAACGTCCTCAACCGCTTGGCGTGTTAGATCTATAGCTTGAGTGAGCGCGAGTGGTACGGTCTGCTCTGGTAGAGTTGCCACAGGGCCGTAAGGCAGGTCTTCACCGGCAGGGTTCTTTCTATTCTGAAGCAGGTACGGATAGTTATTTTCTGACCCAGATTCAGAGTACATCTGAGTAAACCCCTCCAGCTGTTCAGAGAAAAAGATAGGCTTCTGTCTTGGCGATCGAGCGGCAATATCCATCAGGTATGACATCTGAAAGTTTCTTAATCGCTGTGGGTCTTTCGCTATTCGAGTAATGCCCTCGTAAACTTCTTCACCTTCAACAAATGCTCGCTCACCGTAGTCAGGTACAACAGGAATCTCAGTGCCAGGAACAACCACGCTTTCCAATATGTCAGCACCTGAAGCGATGTAACGTGTGACCTCATGCCGCTCATACTCACGCTCATCAATGACCTCATAACCACCATCAACCAACGTGTCGAATATCCCCTCAACCTGCTCATCAGAGTAAACAACCTCGTTACCAAACAGATCTCTAAAGGTGTACGACTTAACCTTTCTCTTCTTTCTGTGATAAAACCGAGTGACGTAGATAACATCACTAGACCACCACGGATAGACATAGGATTGATTCGGAGACGAGAAGTCTTGCGCCGTCATTTCGCCCGGGTCTTCACCTGTCAAATCCTCAACCAACGTTCGATAGCCATCAGGTGAATAAGCGGTTAATACAGAGACATAATCAGCGTCGGACTTATCTAATCGTTTAGCATTAGGATCCCAGAACACCGTATTGCAGGCTTCATAAATGGGTTTCCGCCTAATTATCTGATCCTTCTCGCCGATCTTGTTAGTAGCGTATTCATTAACTAATTCCCATGCACCAACACCACACACAATTGCTTCGTTAACACCATTATCAAACGCTTCTTTACTGGTGTTTATCCGACAGCTTGAACGATACAGTCCATCCATAATGTCAGCACCGTCCTCGTCTTCTTCAGATGTAGGCTCGAAATCAACTTGAACGGGGTTAGCATGGATGTTCGACATGATCTGTCGTCCAGCCTTACGCAGAATATTAAACTCACCGCGATACTGTAGCTGGGTAGCATTGAGTGTCGTATCGTCCCACTGAGTAACCCAATAAAACATCAGGTCGTCACTGGCTTTATCTCTAGTCACCTGACCGCAGTCATAGGCCTTGTCATGCAGGCTTTTAAGTTTATCTAGATCGAGCATTATTACCGCCGTATGTTTTTAAAGGTGGTGGGATATAGGGTTTAGGGGTGACCAGTAACTCGCCTTTACATTTAGCAAAGCGCCGCATCATGTAGGCGTATCTGATAGCATCAAGCAGATCGTCTTTAACTTTCACGATCTTGCCCTTTTCATCTCTGTGGTATTGCCTGACTTCAGACATCAGGTCTATCTGACCTCGGAATATCCTGAGCTGGCCTTTACGCATTCGGTCTAGAATCTCGTACAGACCGTTCTCAACGGAGTTACCGCCTTCCATCCATGTTGCGTGCTCGTGGAGCATCTTGAACCCGGCCAACTGATAGTGATCTTTCTGCTGTAAGGTTACGTCTCTGCCCTTCTCGTGCATCAATCCATCAGCCGGCCACGCCACAGGAACGTTCTGACTCCACGCTTTGGTGGCGCCCCACGCATCGTTAGCGGAGACCCTAGAGGCTTTCCATGAATTAGTGATGTAGACAATGTCTTGATCTGGATCAATAGCTAACTTGACGTGTGCCTGGGGATGATCCCAGCCGAAGTCCATCCCGTTGATGATCAGCCAGAAGTCGGGTATCTCGAATGCATCACACTCAATGAACTCATCCGCTATATCGTAGATACGACCGTGACCGAGCATTGGAATGCCCTTGGTTCTCATGTCTCGTTGATGTTCGGGGTATTGCGCTAAGAGACGGTCACGCTTCTCTTCAGTCATGTGCGGTGCATCAGACCAACCCTTCATCATAAAGAACTGATCTGGACTTGGATCGTCCATAAACTTGATGACTAAATCGGTACGGCCATTCTCCGGTGTGAACGTATAGATACCTCGACCGCCTCGGCCACGGTCACCGTTAATTGTTCTCGTTAAAACCTGAGGTCTAATCGTCTGATCTTTGGGCTCTTCATCTACGTGGAACCAATCAACAACGTCACCCATGATTGCGTGCTGGCCTTGAGAGTATGACCAGAACTGGATAACAGAGAGATTACCGTTCTTATGTCTAACTCTCACCGTACGCATAGCATTAGCCGTACCTGCTGCGCTCTCATGGCTCACAATACGGCTTGCCGGAACTAGACCACCCTGAAACGCACCACCGCTGTATTCACCAAATAAGGCCGTCTGAAGCAGGTCGCGGGTCTTCTCCATCGAGAACCCCAATCCCCAACATAGAGGCGCAAACTCAAACTTATGGCCGACCCAGTCATCGGGATAGTCACCCAGCAAATGCGTCGCGTCGATAGTGGTACCTGTGTACGTCTTACCGATCTGATTCGCTGCACAAAGGCATGACTCAAAGTAATCTTTAGTCGCTGCTACAAAGTCTCTCTGCCATCCGTAGAGGGATTCATAAGCGGTAAGGCACTGGCGTTCTTTTTTTAGCTCTGTCTTTCGCTCTAATATCTCTATTGCTGCGATCTTCTCAGCCTTACTGAGATTTGAGAAGTTCTGCAAGCTTTGCATCCAGCGCGTCTTCACTCATATCAGTCAATCCTAAATTACCGGTGTGCTCGGTAGTTGTCTTGTCCCCGTATCTTTTTGGCTTTAGCTTTGATGCCAGCCACTTTCTTGTCTCGATCCGTAACTTGCTACGCTGTATGTGCTCCTTGTTAAGCACCTCAACTTCCGGTCCATCTTCACCTAACTGCTGAGTAGCCCAGTCATTTGTTCCGTCATCAGCAATATCAAGCATCTCATCTGTCAGAGCATCAGCTGATTCTTCTTTGGCGCGCGTGTATTGCTGTAAAAAGCCGTCTTTAGTCCTAAACCAATTAAACACAGTCTTAACGCAGGGAAGATGATTAGCGCTACAGACAGTCCTTAAAGACTTTCCTTCTGCTAGTCCTGCACATATCTCATCTGCTATGTCTTGAGTGTATGTGCTGGGTCTTCCGTTGGGCTTGTCTGTCATATGTCTAATGCTCTTGAGAGTTCTGTGTCTGACCCTAGCTGGGCCGCTGTAATAAAATCATGCTGCGCTAGACTAACTCCACCGATCAATCTAGTTGAGTCCGATCCTGGGCTAATAACCCAGTCGTATCGCGTACCCAAGCTTTGAGGATATACAACATAAAACATTGACTTAATCTCACCGCTTTCGGCATCAGCCAGAAGCCCCTTTAATAGCTCAACAAGCTCTGCGTTCGGCTCTCGATTCTTTATCTCTGTGATCATTCGCCTACCTGAAATGGAACCCAGTTTGATTTTCGTATCTCACCTGTGGCCGTCAGAAGCGCTCTGTATGCCCACCGACCCGCCTCACACAAATCATCAGCTAATAGCGAGTAGTAGATATATTGATTCGCCAGCAAAAGGCCGATCTCTGTATCCAGATTTACCGTGCCGATTACAGCCGTTTTAGTAACGGGTGACCCGCAAGGGGGCTGTAGAATGATTTCAGTGGCATAGGCTGAGATGTCTTCTCCTAAATCGATGTACAGCTTCTCGCCTTCTACACCGACATATAAACTAGCCATTCAAAATTCCTCTTGAGAATATGAGTTTGCTCAATGTTCCTCTTGCGATTTTCGCACCGCTAATAACACCCGCAGCAAATTGATCGCCGCTTAATCTCGCTCTAGCGAAGAAACCTGAATCGTCTATAGGAGGGACAACTTCTACCGAAAAGTAGTTGTTTAAAAATTGCTGGCCACGAAGATGAAAGTTCTGGCGGCGAACAGACTGCGCTTTGTTATCACTCCACCGGATAATCATGAGGTAGTGATTGTGATAAAGGTGTCGTCAGCCGTAGCCGAGCTGAACCTGTAAGTAATCGTATCTCCGTTAGTATCCGCAGCTGTTAGGTCCACGACATAGATACCGTTGCTAACCTCAGCTATCGGCCCTGTAATCGCGGCAAATGCCCCACCATCGATACTTCTCTCGCCAGTAACAGTTAAACCTGGGGCCGGTGTGACATGATCTGACGTGAGAACCATTAGGAACTCTAAATCATTAAATGCCTGGTTCTTTTGAATACCGTCAGTCAATGTTCTTGACGTAGAGCTCCATGCTTTATCTGCCGCAGCCTGCGTAATATCAACAAACCCCGTTGAGGCTGTAATTGACATATCTTTAAAATTGGCTGGAACATCTGCTGCAGGTAACGCCCCATCAGTACCACGCATATCCGTGTTAGTGGTGGTGGTGTCAACCAGCGTGACATTGGCAACTGTATCAGTCGCTGGGTTAAAGTCGTTAAGCGCTGCAATCTGAGCGGGAATATCAGTACCGGTATCAACCTCAATAGATTCGGCAAGAACCTTGCTGGCAAAAACATCGGTATTAATTCGTGAATCTTCAACAATTGTTATGCCGGATCCGTTATTTACAAATGATGTGGAACCGTAAAAACGCACGGTTCCACCCGTGCAAGATGCATCTAATGTTATTTGACAGCCTCCACAAACATAAAGCGTGTCGCCTGTGGTCAGACCCCTAATCTCCAAAGAGCCGGCTATCTGATCAAGGTAATGCGTCTGATTAATCCCTGCCGTGACATCAATATAACTACCTACGGTCGATATGACATTCCTAAGCCCTAGGAGATTATT